AACCGGTTAACGAGGTGCTGCGCAAGCGGGGTGGGACCGTCTTCTTGCAAGCAGTGGTCGAGGTCAATAACCACGATGCCGTCACCGTTCAGGACATATCCTATCCCGTCGAGTTTATGCGTTGCTTGGGCGGTCTGCGCGTCCTCGACGCTGCCCCAAGTATTTTGATTTGTGCTGCTGGCTGCTTTTCCGGTGTGGGGATTGATTGGAACTTTTTTCCCGTCAATTGTTTTCCATCCGACCCATTGGGGGCGGGACGTGAGTTCTGCTGGGATGCTCATGAATGTTCTCCTTGTGAAATAAAACGCTTCTAAACTTTTGACGAGGCGGCAGGCTGCCGACCAAGGAGACATCGTGTCGGGTGCGTAACTTCCGACAATGCCGCCCCGTCAAAAATCGAGAAGCAATTTGGCTGACTAAGGGGAGGTGTTCTTGGTCTAAAAATCCCTGGGGTACGCATTTCCAGGGTCGCAGGCAGGGGGCAACTCTATTCCGATACGTCCGCCCCCTGCCTAAGTGCAGGAGAACATCCTACATTATATTATAGTCAATTTTTTACTTGTGTACAACCGCGCTACCCGGCATCCGGGGCTGGCATCGACTGTGAAAAACGCATGCCGTGAATTTCTCGGCGCCCTGCAACGTGTGTCACGTCGAGCTCAAACATTCCCGCAATTTCATCGTCGGTGTATGTTGAAAACAACAGATTCGCGATAATTGGGTGCCACAACGAACACTGCCCCGTTGATTTTCCCTTGAACGGTGGAATACCTTTTCCAGCTCTCTGCCCGGTTACGGTAGCCTGCGTGCTTCCCATTAGTTCGGCGATGGCCATATCCGGCACGACCCCAAGCAAGTGTTCTACTTTATCCCAATCGTACATTCTAACCTCCGTGAATAATTTTATTTATCTAATTATATTATACACAAACAGGTTTTTATTGTACACGGGGGTGGCGCAGTGTAC